TGTAGGCGTAGGAAGCCACACCTTGGCGCCAAAGGGAAATTATACTGTGCCAACATATTTTGGCAGGTCAATGTAACCTTGCAATTATGCTGACACAATACCTACGTTGCCAAACACGACCGAAATCGGTTGCACAGTAATAAAAATGACTTTTTGTAACCAAACAGACGCCATTACTACCACCAGACCTAAACCCCAACGCTGCCCCAACGCTGGACATTCATAACACAAAACAGGAAAGAAACACATAGTTACTCACTGGGTGCAACCATGGACCACACCACACTCAAAAATGTTTATTAAGCTGCAACACATACACACATACACATATTCCTCATTCCATACAGCACACATAACACACATGTATAAATACATAAATACACACACACATGTATACAAACCACATACAATACACAAATGCACATACACAACATACAGTAATATAATAGTTATCGCTTAGTTTTCTTTCGTTTAGAGGCAGGCGCTGAACTGGAGGATGGTGCTGCACGCTTCCCAGATTTTAATTTAGGCCTAGGACGTAATCCAGCCTGCATAACAAATTTGCGTCCTAATGGAAATTGAGTAAGTTGTGCAGAAAACCTTTCGGTAAGATCCACATCCCAAAAAGTATAGTTTTTGTATGGGTCCTCTTTGGCTTTTGGTGGGACATTTTTTTGACAGGTAATTGCCTTATTAGCCAAAAAGCGATAAGTATCCTCTAGTGATGCCGTGGCTGGAGGGGATACCCCAAAGTTCCAGTCTTCTAATAATGATGCATCCATAGTGTGGATGTATGTCATTACCTCTGGATTAAGTGTTATAATGCATAATTGAAATATAAACTGTAAATCAAATTCTTCTGCATGCCTTAAATATTCTTTGAACTTTGTGTTGTCATATGTAGTAGGTAGCACAGACTCAGTGGATGCACACAAGGTTAAGTTAGTGCTGCGAGTTGTATCCACAACAGTTACAAACACCTGGTTACCAAAACAGATGCCGTTATTATGTCCCTGTGCTTTTTGCATCCAAAGCGGTTTGTTAAACAATTGAGAATCTGAAGTTACTAAAGACCCACTAGGAGTAGAATAATATATACTGCCTGCTATTTTCGCCCTGTTGCCTGTTCCTGCAATATACAAATCCTGAGGGACAGCATCGCCTGTAGTACCAGCCTTATTAAAGAAATGTCTAACAAACATTTGTTCCCTACGTAAAAAGAAAAATAAACTATTTCCGTATGGCTCGGCTGCCATTCCTAAATAATCTGGATATTTGCTTTTAGTATTACATAAATCTAAGGGCACGTCACTTTTACTGGCTTGTAAGGATGCAAAATCAAGTGCACCAAACCCTGTATCTACCATATCACCATCCTCTATAACTTCACTTTTTAATTCTATTACAGGACAATCACCTTGTGTAATACCTGAGGTGCTACAAGGAACTCCCTTGCCCCAATATTCGCCCATGGGAGGTGTACAGCCAACAATACATAGCTGTGTTTGTTTATAATCCATTGCTACGTTTTCTCTGTTATCTTGTCCTGGTGATGTGCCATACCCAGACGGGTTTTCAATGTCATCATACTTATTTAAATAGGGATGGCCACTTATTCCTACACCTAAGGGTTGTCCTCTACCAATTTCAACTCCCACACAACCCCATACTAAACGCTGGGTGTCTGAGGTAACTAATGTTGTTTCTGAAAAACCAAATTTATTAGGATCTGGTAATTTAACTCTAAACACCCTATATTGGTGACCTGAAACTTTAGGAACAATTACTTTACCAGAATTATTTTTTATAGGAAAAAAAGGGTGGCCCACAGCAAGTAAACGGGAACTGCCAGCATGGTAAAATAAGTTGGTGCGCTGCACATATTCATCTGTGCTTACAATAGATGCTATAGGGCCTGGAGGAGGCAGGTATACTTTGTTGTCATTAAGCCGCCACATAGTTATCTGCAAAAAAATATGAAATACGTTTACGGCGTTTGCCAAAATGCAACAATGAAGGATGTAAATAAAAATCTGTGCCATATATTGATACTGCAGAAGGTGTAACAGACGGTGACAATGGCACATAGGGGACACTAAGTGGCACTGTAGGAAATGTAATATCAGGTCCTGCTTGTGTATATATATCAGGTACTGTTGCAAGTGGTACTGTAGTGTTAACAATTTTTGTTGTGTTAGGCAGTGTAGACACATGTGTGTTGGTATGAGGTACATCTAAAATGCTATCATCTGCATAAATATCATACAAGTCAGTGGCATCAGGAACATTAACAGTAGAATGTCCTAGGGGCTGTAATTCAATAGATTCCTGTGTTGCAATTGGACTAATATCTTTAAAAAAGTGTACACGACCCCCAATACGAATGCCACTACGTGTATACATGGTACCACGTGCGCCCACCCTACTAAACCTAACAAGACCACGTCTAGATGTTAATGCAGGTCTATGTAATGTTACTATATCCATAAAGTTAGAGTCAGGGGCCTCATGTACTGTTGGCTGCTCAAATGCTAATGTAGCATCTGGATCTTCAAACACAGGATTGTCATATGTAATTAAACGTTGGGGGGAGGACAAAAAGGCAGGGTCTACAATTTCTATTTGCTGTAAAGCCTTACTGTAAAGGCCTAAACGAGGTCGTGAGGCATTACCAGGTATAGGCGTACTAGTTAGTGGATCACTGTGCACAACAAATGTATCCATAGGAATTTCTTCTGCACTATGGGCTGTAATAGTAGATTGGGAAATTATAATACGTCCCCCAGCCTCAAGTGGTGGGGTGGGTTGTACAATTGCAGGATCAGTAAATGCAGGATTTAAATGTGTAGTGGTGGTAACATGCACAGATGTTGTTGGTGACACATCTAAAATGGCTGGGACATCTGACCCAGATGATGTTACCTCAAAACCACCATGGGACGGTATAGTTGTGATTGGAGCCCCGGACTCAATTATACTTGATTCTTCAATTAATGAAACAATGGAAGGATCGGTTGGAGCAACAGGTTCTATTACAACTGGAGGACGTGACACTACCCCAGGCTCTGCACTAACTTTAGGAACAGTACCTGTGCGACCTGTTGGAATAGGTACATAGCCTGTTCTTCCTCCACTTCCAGAGCCGGTTCCAATGCCTAACCCTCCAAAATACACACCCATGCTAGCCCATTTTAATATTTGATCTGCTATTGTAGTATGCTCAACCTTGTTAATTACATCAGAGGGACAAGTGCCTGCAGCCTTGCATGTTTGATATAATTGTGTAGCAGACGCGCGCTTGCGCCTTTTAAGTGTATAAGAAACCATGTTTATATAAACACAGTAATTAAGTTGTTTATTTGCTGGAGGGCAGCAGCTTAACTGTCCTATAATGAAACACTAATAACATCAACAATACAGTTATAAATGTTACAAGTAGCCATAACAACATCCATGAATCACCATCATCAAATTGACAAGTTAACATAATGCTAGGTACAAATATATGCACACCAATGTATTTACAATTGCTGTGTTTCAATTTGCAATGTAATATGTAAATGTAATAAAAGGGCCGGTACAAACCACACTACAAGTATTAATATAAACACGTTAGTAAGTGATATAAGTGCAGACCAAGATAAGAAGTAAAGTATAGAAGCTGAAGCAAGCACAGAAGCCCACACCAGGTTGTCCGCAAACCATGCGCACACCAATACAGCAATTATGCAAACAAGCACATTAACTAATAAAATGCCAAGCTTTACATCTATTAACAAAAATAGCAGCAGGTTGGCTGGTTGTGTGGTTAGAGTGTTACAACACCCTTAACGTCACAGTAACAGTTCCACTATACAATCAATATACAAGGTAGTTTTACAAATTAATAGGGTACTATTTACACAATTGTTAAAAATCCTAAACAATGTTTAATTGTTGTGGGAATTTTTACAGTAGCTAAAAACGCCTCCCTTTGTTGTACACTAGCATATGTTAATGTAATTAATGCACTGTTTTGTTTATTAGATTCTGTTGTCCATCGCCATGTAGATGACACATCCACATACAAATATTTATATTTGCCCAATCTGTATCTAAAACATTTTAGTGAGTTAGCATCACCTTGTAATTGAACTATAGGCGTAGCGTTACTTCCACCACTGTGCCCTCCTTGGTTGTGGTTCGAATGCTTAGGGATGATTCGTGGGTCTCTACTGTCCAATGGCTCTCCTCCAACAGTTCTGGCCAAGGTACAGGGGATCTGGGTTGTGTGGGGCTCGAATCGCACTCGCTTCCTAGGCGGCGCTTGCTCCTCGTAGTCTTTTTGGGTGCACGTGGAATCTGGGACGGTGGTCGCTGTTCTGGAGTCGAGTTCAGTAGACGCAACAGAGGATACTTCGGTGACAGTACTAGATACAGATGCAGGAGAAGATATGACGTTTGAGCCCACAACAACGTTCCATTGTTCAGTATTCCCATACGTTTGTGCCTCCTTACTAAAATCTACATAATAAGTTTTTTGCCCACACACAGTATATGAAAGGCCTTTATAGTCCACATGGCCATGTACTTTTACCCACGTGTCATTCACGGGTACATATATTTCTGACCATGAGGTGTATTGCATTGTATTTTCAGGGTTGCAGTCAAATCTCACTTCTACTGTCTGTCCCCGTTTTTTAAAACATTTTTTTGGTTCCGTGTGCCATAGTTCTTGACATGTGTCCTGTAGTGTCCACGGCTCTATGCTATATTCAGTTTGTAATAATGATTCTAATGATAATTGCATTTCAATTGCCACATGTGCTTTTGCTCGTGATACTTCTAGCTTTGGCACCACCTGGTGGCCTAGATGTTTGATGCCCATTTCTCTTGCTTTATAATATAATGCACACTCATAACGTATACATTTCCAATGCAACACATGGTCCTGCAGATCTCTGCTGTCTTTTTCATACAGTTCTAACAACTGTTCCTGGCACATATCTAGACGCCTGGCTAGTGTCTCCATTTTCGTCCTCTGCAGTTTCCAGTTCTAGGCTTGATGCCAACCTTTTAAAAAAGGAGTTCCAATTTTCATCATTGAACTCATAAATTGCATTGCCATTAGTATCAAATGGAAATGCATTAGGAAATGTAAATGTTGTAATTCTACTTTTTAAATACTTATACTTATCATCTGTAGTAATATCCATGTTGGATGTTAGTAATAACGGAGGACACTTTATAACTGCTAATGCTTTATGCTTTCTATCAATACTTGTAAGATTGCCGTCTAATAAATTTCGCATATGCATATCCATGTAATTCCAACATGCTGCTGTAACATCATCTAACATGGCTGCCTTTGCATCTACTAAGGACTGTAACCAAAAATGGCTACTTGAATTTACATATGATAACATAGTGCCGCCTAGGAACTTCATTAAACTCATTCCAAAACTTGATTTACCTGTGTCGGGCGGCCCTATTATGCAAATACAATTTTTTTTTGGTATGCCATGCAGCCATTTTTTTAAGGATGCTAAAAATGTAATAATATCTATATGCTGATATCTTAAAAATCGTATTATAGGTTTCCAGTCCCCATCATTACACTTCTCTCCTCTATGCTTAATCCACTCTGCCATAGTCATTTTTTTCATTTCTGCTAGCTTATAATGTTTACACATACATGCACAATCTCTAACATACCTAGCTTGCATATTACTTTTTAAAAATGCAGCGGCATTTGCATCCGTGTCTCCTAGTTGTGCATAATAATAAGCTATGTCACATTCTTCTGTATATCCATTATCATATGCCCATTGCACCATATTTGTTAAACTAAACTGTGTGTCTGCAAAACTGTGTTCTAACACTGTCTGTCTACTTATCCATTCCGGTGTTGTGCCCGATACTTCACTACCATTTCCCATACCGGCTCTAAACCAAAACAGTGCTGCTGGAGCGCTTTGTAATTTTGGAGGCTGTATCAATATTTGTTGCACAGGTACATTTAACATTTGTGCAAGCTGTCTACCGACTGTACTGCGATTTTTGGCAACCTTATATCTACACAATGCAAGCAACACCATCCCCCATCGGCATGTAACCCATTGGGTATGTAGGTATAATGTTTGTTCTTTTAATAACATATGAAATCCTTCTGCTATTGATGGATTAACACCAAATACACTATATACCCAATCAGTACATGTTGATTTATCACTTTTAAACTGTCTTACCAAATCATTAAATCCCACGCCAAATAAGTCTTTAAACTTACCTAAGAGTTTTACAGTAACATCTTTGTCTTTAAATAATTCTACAATACGCGTGCGTGGGCTTTGCTCTCCTGTAGTCTGGCTATTGTTTGTTACACCCTCTTCCTCTACTACTTGCACTGCTTCCGCCACACTACTCCCCCCCCTCCCACAATGTTGTATGGCCCCCATATGGCGTTCCGGTCCGCCATTTTCCACATCTACCTGTGTCTCAGTTGCTTCCACTTCACAATTGCCATAGTTACTATGCCGCTGCTCTGTCGGTTCAAACAGTCTCCTTTTTGCCTTTTGTCCGCCTCCTATCTTTATGGCATGCAACCTAGGACTTAGGTCCCTGTCCACAGACTCCTGTAAACACTGTATAGGACTTACATATGGACTAATATACTTTCGTTTTAGCTCCTGTACTATAGCAGCATCAGCATCCGCTTGCTGTTTATTTAACAGGGCCTGCGCACAGCTTTGTTCTGCACAGCTGTCCTCTAATGTATTATTAATAAAATCTACCATGTCAAACCCACTATCCTCTTCCTCCTCAATTTCATCTTCTGATATATCATTTTCCGTGGTTTTGTCTACTGTGGCCTCTACTATAAACCAGCCTGAACATCCCAACCCCTCATCCTCTGTACCTTGTTTATCAGCCATTGCAGTCACACAGCTGTAGTGCACAAGGGACACACAATTTGTAATGTCCCCAACAGCAGCTCCTCGAGCTTCTTGATGTCACTGCTTGAGCTCTTCACAACAAGACGAATTGAACAATAACAAGAGGTGCACTCGGTTACAACTCTGTAAACTTGTAGGTCCACTTGCTGGTCCTGTTGCGTGGGTTGCTCACGCTCATCCTCTGAGTCTGAGCTGTCTAATTGCTCGTCACAGGTTAAACTTCTAGGTTCTGGTTGCAAGGTTAGCACATAGTCTCTGAGCGTCGGCGCTTTTCCATACATGACTTCCAGCAGTGTAGGCAATATCCCTTCCACGCGTTACTTATGTAAAAAAAGTGGGCTTTTTGCACAATGTGCTGCACCTTTTCTATAGGCGACAATGGCTTGTGGCACTTACAACAGCGAATGCACAACTCGAATACAGTTTGTTGTGTTTCTTCCTCTACTGTTACTGCTAATGCCGCGTACTTAAAATGTCTATATTGGCTTATTTTACCATAAAATTTTAAGCAGGCCAAACACGCTGCAAACGGATAACTGTCGCGCCACACAACCTTTAAATCCCTAAATGCAAACGACAACACTTCCGTGGTTGTCAAACACTTCTTGCAAAATATACAACTAATTTGCAGAGTAGGCAGAGTTATGTTACACTGGTCACACAACTCAAATATGGTCTTAGCGTTTTGGGAGCAGCTACGTGCAGACATTATGCCCCACAAGCTATGTTTTTTGGGTGGTTTATATATGTACCGCTTTCGGTCGGACCGTTTTCGGTTACTCCCTTTAGTACAAGGATAATAATTGTTACTAATAACCACAAAGAATGTAAGGTGTGCAGCGACCGGTTTCGGTCTGCAGGTGTGCCTAACACAGTACTTACTCATACATGTTTTATGGGTGCTTTATTGTTATGTGAGCCAAAAAAGCTTTTAAGCAAAGCCATAAAACATGTATGTGGTTAAAAGTAATAAAACCTTATACAACACAAAGGTAAAAAGGTAAAATTTATAGTAAAAGTGGAATGTAGGCGTAGGAAGCCACACCTTGGCGCCAAAGGGAAATTATACTGTGCCAACATATTTTGGCAGGTCAATGTAACCTTGCAATTATGCTGACACAATACCTACGTTGCCAAACACGACCGAAATCGGTTGCACAGTAAT